ATTATCGTACTCAGTTCAGATATTGTTAACTAATTCCGATTATGAACTTGTTAGTACTGGTCGGTTTTGATTAAGAAAAAAAAAGTAAAAAGGAGGTGATAAAATGGAATTATCTGCTGTCGAAATCGTGTATATTGTTGTTATGGGCGTTGGTGCTGCTTGTAGCTCTATTCTAAGCTTTCTCAGTATGAAGCGTAGCGGTAAGACGTCTAAAGAGGTGCTTTCTCTCTGTGAGAAAACTGACTCAGTGGTTAAAAAAGTGGCTGCTGATGAACCTAACTCCGCCGCATATCTCGATGAATTTTCTCGTATCGCTCAGAGTATGAATGACTCAGGTGTGACCTGGTCGGAGATGTGTGAATTTTTGAAAAATAGGAGATAAACATTATGCTAGATAGTAAAGTGTACACTGGCCCTTCGTTGTTCGGTAGTTCATGGTCGAACTCCGTTCCTGCTCCGCAAATCGGAAATTATTCTGTTCAATATTCAGGAAATCCCGTTGGTGATGCCTATCGCGGAATTGGCGCAGATTGGTTTAACGCTGGAGATGTCGCGAAAGAAGATTGGCAGAGAGATGAACAAGCTAAAAATAATGCTTTTGTCCGTGACATGCTTCAGATGCAGGTTGGCAATGAATTCAATGCCGCTGAGGCTGCAAAAGCTCGAGAATTTAACGCCGCCGAAGCGCAAAAACAGCGTGATTATGAGGAGCGCATGAGTAATACAGCTTATCAAAGAGCGATGAAAGATATGGAAATTGCTGGTTTAAATCCAATTCTTGCTTATTCAAACGGCGGTGCTTCTACGCCTTCAGGTTCTGCTGCATCGTCGTCTTCCGCCTCTTCTACGTCTCCAGGACGTTCAAGCTCTGGTAATTCAGGCAGAGGAATTCCGAGCGCTGGTGATTTTGCTCGCCTTGTGACTGGCGTCGTCTCTGCTACTGCTGGCTTAATCGGAAAAGGCATCGATGGAATTTCCCGCATTATAACTTATAGGAGGTGATTAAATTTATCTATATTTTAGGAGACCTTTATATACCCCCTGTGAACATTTATGAAAAGGAGAAAAAAAATGGATATCAACGTGAATTCCGAATTTCAAAAGCCTAATTTCTCAGATGAAAATATCGTCTATAATAATCGCTATTATCTTTTAACTCGTGACGGTGAAGAAATGCGTAGTATTGTTACGTTTTTTTCCGGCTCCGCCGCGCAAATTATTGAGTACGAAAAGAATTTGAAAGAAAATCTTCAGTTTCTTCGCGTTTCTCGTGAAGTATGTAGTGTATATTTAATTTCTGAATTTGGTCATGTCACTTTTATAAAAAATACTTTTAAGGAGGATAAAAAAGAATGAGACGTTCTACATCTAATGGCAGTCGCTTTGCTCGTTATGGTCTTCAGGCACATTTTGTCGTAGCTAATCGTTCTAGAGGTGGTCGTCGTGAATAAAATTACAAGAAAAATTGGAGGAAACATCCTCCGCCAAGACTGCTTTCGTCTTGAGCATGTCGATCATCAATTACAGTCGCCTATCCCTCGTCAGGAAAAGGAATATGTTGAGTTAGTTAAACATCTCCAGCCTGATGGTATAAAGGAAGTATATGAACGTAAGGAGTATCCTGTTACTCCTGAATACGTCGCTTCTTTTGCTGTTTCTACAGATTACAAAAAAGATCCTTCTGTAGTTCGTCCGATTAGTGAGCTTCCTCAAGGTCTTGGAGACGTCACAAATCTTCAACGTTTCTCGCAGATGGATACTGCCGAACTTGAGCGTATCTCTCACAATTTTAACGAAGCTGTCGAACAGCTTAAAGCTAAACTTGAGGCAAAAACTACAGAACCTACTGATGAAACAAAAAAGGAGGAAAATAAATAATGGCTGATATTTACGCACGTAAGCCTGGTAATGTTTCTTCTTCTGATACGCGTTTTACTGCCGCCCCTACGTCGGAAATTGAACATTCTATTGTAACGTCTAATCCTACTGTTTATACGACGTTTAATGCTGGTGATATTGTTCCCGTCTTTACAAAGGAAATGCTTCCGAATGAGAGCTTAAAAGTGAACGTCGATTTTGTCATACGTCAGACTACATTATTAACGCCTACCATGGGAAATATGGACGTTACTCTCGTTGCTTATTTTGTCCCTAACCGTATTATCAATGATTCTTGGGTAAACGTCATGGGGGAAAACACATCTGGTGCTTGGATTGCTCCTGAGGTCGAGCTTGCTCCACTTTTTGTGCTCGGACCGAATACCAAGTCTCTGCAAATTCCCGTCGGCAGTGTCGCCGACTACTACGAATTGCCGACTCAACAGCCTATTCCTGCTGTTGTTTTGAACGCGATGAACGAAAATCGCTTCCGCGGTTATCTTGCGATTTATAATGAATATTGGCGTGACGAAAATTATCAAGCTCCTATTCCTTTTTCTCGTCTGAATATCTGTAATAACTTTCTTGGATATAATGGCTCTGATACTGACGTTGGTGCAAATAGCTTTACCATTAATAGTAATGTCGTCGCGGATGGTACGGAAGGCTCTGGCAGCTTTGTTAAGGCTGTGCTTGGTGAAGGTGGCGTGACTGGCGATTCTTCCTTCATGCCTACTCAAAAAAAGTCAGCCGCTTGGAGTGCTTTGAATCGTCCTTTGAAAGCTAATAAACTTCATGATTACTTTACTTCTGTTCTTCCGTCGCCGCAAAAAGGTGAAGCAGTTACATTCTCGCTCGCTCAAAAATCGCCTGTCACTGGCAATCTTCTTGGTACTTCCTTTTCTTTTTCTGCGCCTACTGGCATATCTTTTGCCACAGGCTCCGCGACAAACCTTAGTTCTAATCTTACTTTTGGTTCTTCTACGCAAGGCCAGGCCACGTCTGCCATTATTTTTGCTGGTAAGAACGCTATTACTGGAATTGAAGGTGGTGGCAATCTCGTTATTTCAGATGCGAATGGTCTTGAAGTCGATTTATCTGAAGTCTCAGGAGTTACCCTTTCTGACCTCCGTGATGGTGCCGCCATCCAGCAGGTTTACGAACAGCTCGCGCGTTCTGGAAGTCGCTATCTCGAGTTCGTGTCAGGCTTTTTCAATATTGCCGCCGATAATCCTTACTCGGATATTCCTACTCGTCTTGGCAAAATTCGTCGTTCGCTTGACTTGTACCAAACGGCGCAGACTTCCGCTTCTGTCGAAGGCGACACTCCTCAAGGCAATCTTGCCGCGTTCGGCTACACGAACAAAGGCGGTGAGCTTTTCCACTATACCGCGCTTGAGCATGGTACTTTACACGTTCTTGCCTGTGTTCGGCATAAGAATATTTATCCTGCGTTTATTCCCCGTTCGATTTTTAGACGTACTATGCTCGACTATTATCTTCCTCAGCTCGCGAATATTTCTGAACAGCCTGTGTACACACGTGAGATAAATTGTTTTGCCGAAGAATCTAACTCTCCTGGTGAGTATCAGCCTAAGGTATTTGGCTATCAGGAAGCTTGGAGCGATTACCGATATAATCCTGATCGTGTATCGGGTTATATGCGTCCTGGCGTTGCTAAAAGCCTTGACGTGTGGAATTATGCTGACGTCTTTGACAGTGCTCTTGTTATTGCTGACGGTGCTTGGTTGCAGTCTAACAGCCAGCAGGTACTTGACCGCACTCTTGCCGTGACCTCTGCTACTGCTCCCCAATTCAAGGCTCAATTCTCGTTTGCTTTGATTGACGACTTGCCTATGCCTACGTACTCTGTACCTGGTATGGATATCATTTAATTAGCTTACACGTATATTATTCCTGATTTGTAACTTGGTTATAGGCTGAGCGTAAAGCTTGGCCTATAGTCATCTTGGATGAAGCCTATAATTAGCTGCTCATCTTACGAGGAAGACAGCCCCAAAATAAAACGTAAAGGAAATTCTATCATGTGTTTTTTTCCCCATATTAATACCGATTTTACTGGAGAAGCCTTTCGTGCTGGTGTAAAAGAGTTTGGTTGTGGATATTGTCCCGAGTGTTTGCAAAAACGCTCTCGCTCCTGGGTTGTCCGCGCTTTTTATGAGCGCGAGACTTCAGGCAGCTGCATGATGTTGACTTTAACATACGATCATTTCAAACGTGACAAAAACGGTAATATTCTTCGTGACCGCTTAGGTTATCCCCTTGAGGAGCCTGTTATTCTTCGCCCTGTTATTAAAAAGGACATTCAAGATTTTATGAAACGTTATCGTGCTTATCTTGACTATCACTATGGCAAAAATAAAAAGCCTATCAAATACATGGCTACTGCCGAATATGGCGATCGTACGCGTCGAGCACATTATCATGTGCTTATCTTTGGCCATGTTTTTAATGACCGTGTTCCTTACAAGAAAAGTAAGCGTGGTAATCAAATCTATATGTCCGACTGTCTGAATAAATTGTGGAAAAATGGTATCTGCACTATTGACGCCGTCAATGCTGGTGCGAAAATCGTGAGATACTGTACAAAATACTGCGCAAAAGAGCGTGGCTTTGACACGTTTACTCTAGCGAGTCAAAATCTCGGCCTTGAAGGAATGTTAAATCATTTTAACGGTAAAAATTATATTATCGAAGGTAAACGTTATTCCATCCCCCGTAATGTTTGGCAAAAGGTTATGTCGGCACGCTATCCTGGCTTTGGTGAAAAGTACGATTATCGCTATACTGATCGTTTTGACATGCAAAATAAGAAAATGCGTAAGGCTTATCGTGAGCTTCGTAATAATGATCCTCAATATATTGAATATCGTGAATACTGGCAAAAACGTGGTGAATTGTTAGAAAGAAATCTTCTTTCTGTCCCTGACCGTATCCGCGCTCTTCCTGACGCGAAATATTTTGGTTATAAACAGAACGCCTTATTGACGTATGTATTCCGTAAAAATGGCGTTGCCTATCCCTCTTTTAACTCTCCTGTTCAGCGTGGAGAGCTTTTTCGTCAATTCTTTGATGATGTGAAAAAACCTCTTTATATGCGTAATCCTTATATCGAAAAATCGTTTAAGCAGCTCTTTCCTAATGATTATAGAACGTATATGCGTATGCTTAAAATAAAAATACGTCAATCTATGTATGATTATAAGGAGACTCCCCGTT